GAACATAAAAACCCATGATGATCTCCTATTACGACGGGTTGACGGCCAGACCAGAGGTCGCGGCAGTCGGAGGAGCGTTATCGACATACGAGTTCGCAAGCGCGCCCGCATCGCCCCATTTCGTGGCGCCAACGGCCGTGCAGTTGTTGAACACAAGGCTACCGCCAGCGGCAGCATTGAGGTTCGCAACCGCGCTGATCGTCGTCGAGGTCGAGTCAACAGCGTTGTAGAACATGCACGCTTGGAACTTGTTCCAACGGTCAATCGCGCCAGCAGCCGAACCAAGGATCGCGACCGAATTGGCCGACGACGTCATGATCGGGAAGTCGCAATTGATGAACTTGTTGCGCGGCGTGGCCGAAGCAAACTCAAGGTTCGCGTTCGCGACCGTGCGCGTAACAGTGTCCTGACCGATGGTGCAGCCAACGAACGTGTTCTCGCCCGTGCCCATGACCTTCAGCGCGCGAGCGCCGGTGCCCTGAGCCGAAGCCGTGTCTTCGAAACCGCCGAACTGCACACTATCGTAATAGTTGCGGCCGCCGTTTTCGATCCACGTCACCTGCGAGGCGTTACCCGTCGAGAAGCCGGCAAAGACGGAGAAGTTCGCAAAGATACAGCCAGAGGCCGTAACATTGAACATATTGCCGCTGTTGCCGAACGTCGCAGCCGTGTAGGTGCCCGTCGGAGGCGCGAAACGAGCGCGATTCGAAACGCCGGTCGGCGCCGTCACGCCAATCAGATGCGTTGCGTTTTTCGCCCAAGTGATCGTGCCAGTCGTCGCAGACGACGTGACAGACTGAGCAAGAGCCGTCGACATGCGGGCAGTGCCGCTCGTCGAGCCATTGCCAATCAGAACGATGACATCGTTGTTGCCAGCGGTCGCAGCAGCATAAGCCGCATAGATCGTCTGGAAAGGCGTTTCCGGCGAGAGGCCGTCATACGCATCCGAACCAGCGGCCGGATCAACGAAGAAATAGGTGCCAGTCAGCGGCAGACCGCCGATGGTGCCGAGAACCGGAACACCAAAAGACGTAATGCCATTCGGGAAGTTAGTAAGGGCCATGTTGGCGCCTCCTTAGTTTAGAGAACGAACCGAAGGATGTCCCTGCGGGTCGGAGTGGTTATCAAGATAATCGGCAGCTTTTCGGAGGATCTTTTGATCATCTTTAAGCTTACCAATACCTGTATTGCAGTCTGAGCACAGCAATCCGCGTCCCTTCATAGTGCCCTCCGGTGTTCTTTTGAGAGATACACCGGAGGACTATTGCTGCCAATCTATTGTAGCTTAACGTAACCTATTGATTACGTTGGAGTGCTACCATAGATACTTCTCCAGTTATAATAGCCGAAGCTATAACGCTCGTAACCTTTAACCAGAAGGTTATCGGTCACAAAGTCGACCTGCATATCGGTCTCGAACTTAACGCGCTCCATGTAGGAGAGACCGTCAATGTTCGTGAGCAGGAACCAGCCACGCGAATTGGTCAAGAAGTCGTTGACCATGTAGCCTTCCGGCAGACCGCCGGCAGTCATCATGATGGCGTTGACGTCGTTGTTCGCGGTGCCGGGACGCAGTTCCGTCTTCGTCAGACGGATTGCAGTCGGCTCCAGAGCCGGCGGCACAACGAGACGACGACCACGCGCGAACACCTTCAGACCAGCCTGATCTTTGAAGTTCGTGCGGATGGCAATCATGCCGTTAAGCAGCGACGACTCGTTCAGGTCGACCTGAACCAGCGGCGTATTCGCAACCGTGCCACCGTCAATCGGATGGCTGTAGTTGAGAAGCGAAACGCCGTCGCCGCCGACAGACGCATTATACGTCGTCGCCGTGTTCAGGACGTTCGCGCCATAGATTTCCTTCGTCTGCTGGAAAGATTCCATCAGGCCAAGGTTCGACGGCATAAACTGTGTCTTATACAGGTTATCGTCGATGGCCTTACGAGTGATCGCATAACCAAGAGCAATTTCGACGTGCTCCTGATTATAGACGTAACGCTCGCCGGCGCTGTTATCGAACGCCGTCTGGCCGCCTTCAGTCTTCAGCTGGGCAAGACCCAAGAAGCGCATTTCCGCAGTGCGCTCAAGCGCCATTTTGGAATCATGCTTCGTAAAGATCTTGTCATACTGAGACGGGATCATCTCGTATTTGCCTTCGATCCCGCGGAGGCCGGGGAGCAGAAGGTCTTTAATGGCAGAGAGATTAACAGCCATAGTTGCCTACTCCCCTTAGCTGATGCCCGTCTGAGCGCCGTTAGCACGGGCCAGCGAGTCGTTGAACTGCACAATCACAAGATTGTAAGCAGCCGTAATGTCGGTGCCATTGGCGCCGGGCGGGTTAGCGACAACGTCGACAACGCGGAACGGGAGCGTAGCAGCCGTGCCGGGCGATTCGACATAGGCGCCAGAAATGCCGGAAGCGGCATTGCCCGAACCCATGTTGACGTCGATGTTCTGGCCGATCTTGTCGAAGCCGACATTCGTGCCGCCAGCCTGAACGAGGAACTTCGCGTTCGGGTCGTTGATGACATAAGCCTCAACGTCCTGCGAGGCGTCGCTGCCCGGCCAGTAGTTCGACCAAACGATGCGCTTCTGCGACGTCGAAAGGTATTTAACGCCAGCAAGAATGCCGGCCGTCGAGACCGTATTCGCGGGGTTATAAACCTGAATGTAGCCAGTCGCAGCGCCGGTGACGGGCTGAACGGGATCGCCGAAGTAAATCGGGGTAGCGTAGTCTTTATCAATGGTCATCGTGACCTGCTCATACGTCGGAGCAGATCCGGTGCCCTGATATTGACGGAATCCAAAGGGGCTGTTAGTGTTCGCCACGATGGTTCTCCTTCAAGGGGAGGCTCATCATCGCGCACCGGGGCGATATGGTAGCCGGGAAGTGTTTGCGCTCCACGCCGGGGGAGCAGTGCCTATTAGGCTGGTCGGATTATATACTTAATAAAGAGAAAATCAAATGCCTGTAAAAACTTCCGCTATTTCGTCTATTGAATGGATGAAAGATCAGCTTGATTATTGCCCCGTCACAGGGATTTTTAAGTGGAAGGTCAATAAAAAAGGCCATGTAAAAGCAGGCATGGAAGCCGGCGCAACTCACTCGAAAGGCTATAAAACAATTCGAGTGAATGGCGTTGATTACTTGGCGCATAGATTGGCATGGGCATTTTTTTACGGAAGCATATCTGAAAAAGAACAGATAGATCACATAAATTTAGATAGAAAAGACAATAGAATTTCAAATTTAAGAAAAGCTACTCATGAAGAAAATTGCAGAAATACAAGGTGCCGGGCTCATAATGTAAGCGGTCTAAAAGGTGCTCATTTAGATAAAAGAAACGGGAAATATAGAGCCCGCATATCAATTAAAGGCAAGCAATATTGGCTTGGATATTTTAAGACCCCAGAACTAGCCCATGCAGTATATTGCGATGTATCGCAAAAACTACATGGACTGTTCCATAGATCTTGACGACTATTCTTCCGGTATAGCCATCGCCTCGAACGATTTTTTGATAGACGGCTTAACGCGCGCATGGTCTCGCGTCATCGTGCCATCAGGCGTTCCGGCAATCTGCTGCTCCTTGTGGCGAACCTGATCGCGCGCCTTCTTCAGTTCAATAAGCTTGCGCTCCTGAACGATTTCAGTCGGGCATTCCATGAGCATGAGACCCTTACGAAGGATCGTCTGTTCCGTCGTATTGTAGGGCATCATCTCAGGATGACGCGACGCCGGCACAGCAGACCAGCCGTCACGCGCAAGTTGAACCTGATAGGCAGGATCTTCTTGGCCGTAGATCGAGTGGCGCTTCCACTCATACGTCCAGCCATCCGGGATAGAGTCGGGGTCGACATAGAAGTCATCCGTTCCGTCATCCAGTTCGCCAAGATGCGCACGAAGTTCTTCAGCGCGCTTTTTGGCTCGTGCGCGAGGATCATCGTCCCGCAGGGAAGGGCGCAGAGGGCGCTCTTCAGCGACATCAGCGGGCTCTTCAGCAGCAACAGACGCAGCAGCGGAAGCCGCCCGTGAGAACATGCCGGCCTTCGGCCGACCGCGAGTAGGTGTATTCATCTATATAACTCCTAATTTCCGTAGCGCTTCTCTTTAATAAGCAAAGACTTGTTCTTCGCGTATTCTTCAGGCGTCATGCCAAGATCTCTCGCCGTGTCGATCTCAGACCGCGTCAGACGCATCACATTTGATGGCGTCGACTGTCTGGATACGGGCGCCGCAGGAGGAGGCGAAGACCGGCGAGGCGTCGGCGCTGCTGCAGATGACATTGGGCTTTCGACTTCCTGCTGTTGCTGGCGATTGATGCCAAGACGACCTTCAATGAAGGCGAAATACTCGTCCGTATCAGGCGTAATGCCATCCTCGACCGCGTCTTCATGCGCCCGGAACATCTTGCGGACTGAGCGCTCATCCTTGAGGTGATCTTTAGCCTCACGGATCCACGCCGCAGACCGCGGCGATACGGATTGAGCAATTTGCTCCACCATATCGACCTGCGGAGGCGGCACAGGATTAACCGGCTGGCGTTCGGCCGTTTCAATCTGCCGCTTCAGTTCCTTGCGGCCCTTCTTCAGGTCTTTCTTCTGCTCTTCATTGACCGTCATTGCCTGAACAATTTCGGCGATGCGGTCTGAATCGCCAGAAGCATGCGCTTCTGCATAAGCGCGCTTCAAAGACTCGTCGCGAGACTTGATGATCTCAAGAGCGCTCTCGACAGACTGCAAATCGGCGCGCTTGGCGTCGAAGTTAGACTGATGCGCCTGCTTTTGAGCATCATAAGCGCGTCGTTCTGCTTCTTCGCGCGCTCTTTTCTCAGCATCAAGCTTCCTTTTCAGTTCGCTTATGCCTTCATCAACAGAAGAGCCTGAAGAATCTTCCTTTTTCGCAGAAGTTTCTTCAACAACCTCAACTTTCGGCTCATCTTTCTCCGTTTTTTCTGCTTCTTTGATCTCGACATCAACGTGATCGTCGTCATCAGACATAGATTTTCTCCTTATTCCAATTACCAAACAACATCAGGCGCAGGAATGCGCATTTTGACCTGCGTATCCGACAACATGCGACATAAAACGCCGTTAATCGTGACATTCCATCCATCAGAAGGCCGGAAAACAAGCCAATCATTCAGCTTAAAAGACGAATCGGCGAACCATTGGCCGCTTTCATCCTGAAAAGCTGACGGCCCCATGCCAATAAGCAGCCCGACCTTACCCTGAAAACGGTCTTCCGCGGTCGTTTGATCCGCCAGATAGAGACCGCTTTTGGTTTTTGTCGGCCGCACATAGACAGCGCAGAGAATTTGGTTGTTCAGGATCTCAATGTCTGAGAGATCACCGATTTCTTCCAAAATTTTCTGCTTTGGGTCGGTTTCGTGATCCATAAGCATAGCTACCATCTTCTCTTACCCTTCCGTTAGAGAACACGCTCTTTGTATATCCGCTCTGCTTCAAGCAGATAGTCTTGCGCCAGACGCAGCCCGGCGACTTTCCCTGCAGAAAATTTATATTCTGCAAAGTTCTCAAGATGACCAAACGAGATTGATTCCATCAACCGCTCAATTTCCTCATTCAATAGCTTCTCTAATTCGGCGCGATAGACGTGTAGCGGCGTTATCGAAGACATATACCAGTCCCTTCCTACTGGCCTTCCTAATGTAATGGTGCCGACGGGAGCAAGGAAGGGGCGCCCCCGCCGGCGGTCGCAGCAATTTTACTTGCTGCGAGCCTTTTTCGCTTTCGCGATATCCATTTTCTGGAGACGACCTTCGCCGCTTTCAGCGCCAGCCATCATGTCCTTATAGGACTTGGCGACTTTGCTGATGCGACCGCCGCTCTTGCGCGCAGGCGCGTCAGTATGACGCGATTCGATGTCAGTCTTCTGCAGACGACCTTCACCGCTCGCGGCGCCGGCTTCCATGTCCTTATAGGACTTGGCGACCTTCGTGATGCGACCGCCAGCCTTACGGCCAATCGGCCCAGCGCCCATGCCCGGAATCGGCGGCATCGGCCCCGGCCCCATCGGAGCGCCAGCAGCCGGCGGAACCGGCGGCATCGGCGGGACAGGCGGAAGCGGAGGGACAGCGCCCATGCCGCCCATAGCGGGAGCCTGTTTGCCGGTCTCAATCTTTACGACAATCGACGGCTTGCTCTTAGCCCGGCCGCCGGCCTTGCGCGCAGTGCGGCCGCCCTTCTTGCGACCCTGCACGCGGCTCGTCGACTCAAAGATCTCTTCCGTTTCCGGCAAACCTGAACCGCTGCGGCCCTTGACGATCTCTTCCATCGACGATTTGTCTTCGGGAGAATAGGACGACGTGCGGCCTTTGCCGACGTCGCGCATCTCGCGCTCACGCTTTTCCTTCTCGCCGCCGCCAATCATGCGCTGCAGGAAGCTACCGCCATCGGCTTTCTTGACTTTGCCGCCCTTTTTATAGTTCTCAGCCTTACCGCGAACCGGCTTGACCTGAACGTCGCCGACAGCCTTCTTGTCCAGAATGCCAGCGTCCTTGAAAGCAGCGCCGCCCTTCTTGAAGGCGCCAACATGCTTCTTGCCGTCGCGCTCTTCGTTCGCAGCGCGCACGTCTTTGTTGGCGATGCCGTTGCTAATTTCTTTTTCCATAGCGCGGCCGCCGGTGGCGCGGCGCTTACGGTCGGCGCGAGCCGCCGATTTGCCAGCAGCGACCTTGCCGCCCTTGTTATAGAGGCGAGCGCCTTTGCCAACAGGGCGAGCGCCGGTCTTTACATCAGCGTTCAGCGGCTCTGCCGGCGACCACGTCGCGGAAGTCGTATCCTGATCCTTATCTAAGGTGCCCGGATTGGCGAGACGACGGGCTTTCGCCTTGCGCTCGTCACGGGCTTTTTTAGCCAATTCATACATTCTTTCTCTCCAGCTGGGGAAAGCAGGCGTCCCTGCACTCGCGGGTCATCGCGAATATTTTGATACTACACCAAGCGCGTCTTTAATGACAGAGCCGCCAGAGGCATTCTCCCCACGCCGCGGGCGTATTTCAGAAACAAGAGAGACACGGGCATTAGGCTTCGTCTCTGCCATGTCCCTCAATTCTCCATTTGCGTAAGAGATCGCATGAGGCACACCATAGTATCGCGTTGTGATAATGAATTTCTTGTCTTCCGGCTCTTGCTTCAGACGCTCAATAAGTCTTTTGACTGTTGTCGCAGGGCCACTGATATCTGGATAGACAAGATCTGAACGGTCTCTATGCCATTCATGGCCTAGTTCTTTTACAGTATGAGAAGCCATAGAAGGCGAAATACCTACACCAAACTTCCAATATTTATGGGCGACATTCCAAACTTCTTCTGGGGTTTTGCCGGTCACATGAGCCAAGGAATGCACCATGCATGTGTCTTCATACGGAAGAGGAGGAACATTGTCGTCAGGAATATCGACGATGTCGCTTGATTGCGGCTGATCATCGTCTACGCCGCCGCCAGAAGCATAAGCCGGCAATCCCTTGAGGATAGCCGCGCGCAGCTTCGGCGTCATCTCAAGAGAATGAAGATGGTGGATTCGATCCTCTCCATCGTCAGTTTCTGTCCCAAGATTAATCGTGTGATCAAACAACTTCATTTTTATTGATGGGTCTAATTGCGCGACAAGTTTATTCATGCGCTCTGGCAGCTTCCTATCGTAATAATTGCGCATGCCTTTATTCTCTATTTTTAGATCGCCGCCACGCAATAAATGAACCTGCTTATTCCCCACGGTTTTTATCGGCTGAGAAAGCAATTTATCCGCAAGATCCTTGCCTATAAAACCGGGCAGAGCCTCTGCATGAACCTTTTCTTCAATATCTTCCAGCCCCTCAAGACCTTCAGCTAAAAGTTCTTTTGTATCTGGAGACCAGCGAATTGATTCAAATTTTTTATCCAACCCGTAACGATCTGACTGATCTTTCCCGGCCGTAAAAAGGATTTTTTTATAGTTGCCCTTCGCGGCCTCTTGCAAAATGCGTTTTAGCGCGAGATCAGTCCATCCCTCTGTGCTTCCAATATGCGGGCCTTCAGGAACGTCTTCTCCATCGCGCTTGTTTTGGCCCCAATCGCTTTGAACTTCTTCGACATGAAGATATGGCTTTTGAAAAGCGAATCCTCTGTCGGACATGCGGATATGGGCGAGAACATTAGGAGTTCCTTGCCAGTGTCCTGATTGATAGTTAGTGCCTTTTTCTGCCAATTCCTGAGACTTTAATAGATCTTCATATTTTTTAACCTCATCAAACGTCATAAGAGACGTCCATCTTTCACCGTATTTTTCACTTAGAGAGCGCGCCATCTCAGCGGCTTTTGCGCTACGGTCGGCGTCAATTTTTTCCGGTAAATGCAAAAGCAATTCACGATAATTACCTACTGTAAAATCATCGCGAGGATCGCTTAACTGGTATTCGCCATACTTCGCGTCATTAGGGCCTTTTGAACGGTATTGCGCCATATAAGGGCGAGCCTGCTCATTTAGCGCGTCAGCCTCGTCGAGTTTACCCTGCATCTTTAAAGCATGGGCTTTGTCCATTAACTCCCTGCCAATAGCATAAGGATCTCTGAGAACCTTCTCTTGAACCTGCGGTAGATTCGTCTGTAGGTGCCGCGCAACTTCTTGCGGATCCACGCTCTTCTGCCCAGCAAAAGCGTCTCTAACGCCTGACCAATCAAGTTCCTCCGCTTTGACATTCGGAGATCCTCTCAGCTTGTTCAGGATCTGATCAATCGGCGCCTTCTGAGGTATTTTGGATGCCGCCTCAGAAGCGGCGCTGTAAAAACCCATTGGCGTCGTTTCGTGGTCATCGTCGACAGCGCCGCCTTCAGCATAGCCCATGCCGCCGAAGCCGCCGCCGAAGCCGCCAAGACCGCCAAAGAACGAGCCAAGGCCCATGCCGAACATTGGCCCCCAGACGTCATAGAAGCCGCCAGTAGGATAGTTAGAAGTCTGGCCCGTCGGCATTGGCTGCTGCGGCGAAGGCGATGGATAGCCGCCGCCAAAGCCTTGCACATAATTCGGCAAGCGCGGGATAGATCCTTGCTGTGCAGCCGGGAGAACCGGCGGCCGCAGAAGACCAGTCGACGTCGGCTGCGCTTTTGCATAGGCGTCGTTCTGCTGCTCTTGCGTATTAATCTCGTTTTGCCCCTGCGGCACAGGGCTTGATGTAAAGCGCGAACGCGAGCCCTTGAAGCCCGGCGTGAAGCCCTTGAAGTTGCCGCCCATGCCACCGCCGTAATACTTGCCGGGGCGATGATCGATTACCGGAACCGACGAGACGCCAAGTTCTTCAGCAGCCGTTGCACGATGACGACCATCTTCTGTTCCATCACGATAAAGTTTAAGCGGGCCAAGAGGATCGCCAGATACAATATCACGTTTGAAATTATCAATAACCTGACGATCACCTTTTCCGATCTTGAGAGGCCGCGCTTCGCCAAGAAACTTCTCCGGCTTCATCTTTTTAATCTTGGCGGCTTTCGCGTCTTCTGTCATCGCAAGCGGATAATCGACGCGGCCGCCTTCCTTGCGCATATGGATGTTGGGATACTTCCACTGACCGGCAAAGCTAGGCGTGTTGCTGCGAGACACAATCGGCGCAGCGGCGAATGCCCATTCAATCAGACGGCGCCCAAACTGCTCAGGCTCTTCTTTATCTAACGCTGGGCCGGGAATTGAGCCGCCGTAAGCGCGCTCATGACGCTCATCGGCTCTCTCGACGCCATGCGCCATTTTCACATCGTGGTGCGTTTCAACGCCAGTTGCCGGCTCAACACCCGTCGCGGGCACTATGTCGTCATGCGTATCGACGGGCATCATAAACCTCTTATTTGAAATGGTCGGACAGCTTTACCTTTTCAGGCTCTTGCTCATGATCAACAGAGCCGCCAGTGGCGAACGCAGGTTCGCCCGGCAGTTCATCCCATTCATACCATTCTTTGCGCGTATAATTCGACGAGTCGTGATGCTTGTCGAGATTTGGGAACTGCGCATGGAAGTAGGGCGCATCTAATTTGAGAGTATCAGCCATATCATTTCCCCTTCTTACCTTGTGGCTTGATATTTACGCGGAAGTTAGTCGGGATTTGATTCCCTTCTTCGTCGCGCTCAAAAGTGCCTTTTTTAGTCTTTTTGAATTGCGGGTCATACTTCACAAAAAAGCCCTTAGACTCTTTATGCGCCGTGTCGTTCTTGCTTGAGACGTTCTTGTTCTTCAAGCCGACAATAACGCCTTCGTCGGGATTTTCGATGCTGTCCAACGGGCGGAAGTCATGTGTGTCGCCGGGGATGACGCGATAGGTCTTACCTGTCTCTTCATCATGAACCTCTTTTGGAACGACGCTTTTGTGGCTAAACGCCATAGCGACGTTGTTGCCTTGATCAAGGCGCCGGCGCATTTCTTCCCAATTGCTATGCGGGTTATCAACGTCTTCCTGCGACACGCCAGTCGATGAATAAGTGTAATGATGATTTGGCGCGACTGGATCATATTTCATCTTCGTATAGTCGTAGAAATCCACTTCAGGATGATTCTTGATGATCGGCTCAAGGATCTGCGGGCTGAGATCCGACAGGACGTTTAGGCGGATACCAAGCTTATTGCCATTGTATTCGGCTTCGCGTTTGGCGCTCTGGATCTCGTCAAACAAGCGCACAGCAAAAGCTTCCGGCTCCTGCAGCATCGCAATCGTTTTGTTCAGAGAGTTAAGCCTCGGGCCTTTAAAGGCGTCGAGATCTTTGCCGCCGCCAATCTTAAAGTAATTGCCAGACGTCTTACCAAGGCACTCGTCCTTGCAAGATGCATGATTTGGGCAGGTCTGAAAGTTGCCCATCTTGAACGCTGGCGCCAATGCAAGGCCAGTCGTTTCAACGCCCATGCCATCGACTTCAAGCGGTTTGCCGCCCTTGTAGCCGGATTCAGCCTTCATCATCTTCTCGTTCTTGCCAAGAAGAGGAACGGTGCCATCTTTGCGCACGCCAATATATGGCGCCAACTTTTGGATAGCAGCCTTCGTATTGGCTACACGTTCCTTATAAGGAAGATTAACGTGTTCATCGATTGCCTTATTAAAAGCATCGACTAGCGTCTGAACGCGCGGCATCTTTGCTTCTTCCTCAGACTTATCAGCCCAAGGAGCGCCTTCCGGCACGTTATACATTGATCCAAGCGTGCGCTTCGGCTGCAGCCCAACGCTACCCTCTGCGCCCGGCGCAGGGATGCGCGGCGTCGGCGCGGGGATAGGCGCGTCGCCTTGAACTTCGCTTGCCGTCGACAGCGCTTGGCTTACAGGATCCGGCTCGCCGCCATCAGCCATCACCTGACGGCCGACATGCGGCATATAGTGCGTCGGATAATCGTCTTCCAAAAGGCGGCCGCCCTTCGCCATGCCGGGCTTCACTTCCAGAGTCGGCGGAAGTTCGGAGGTCTGCGTCTTGAGATGATCGCTAATGATGTCGAGAGCGCGGTCAATAATCCTAGACATTCGGGGCGCCCTTATTCATGTCGCGCAAGAGATTGGCGAGGAACTGATCTTCGCGGCTGCGACGATCTTCATGCCGATGATGCGAATCAATCAGGCGGTCGGCTTCCTTGTGACCCGACTCTACGCCTAGCTGATGCGCCTCAAGATCCAATTTATCACGTCGGTTCTGCGCTTCAAACATCTTGGCTTGCGCTTCCATTTCTTTCGCAGGATCCTGCTGGCCCTTCGCCTTCAGCTGCGTCTCTTCGACCTTGGCTTCCGCCAGCATGCGGCGCGTCTGCGCATCAATCATGCGGGCCTGCGCTTCAGACTGCGAGTCGGCGATAGACGCCTGCGCGACAGCTTCCTTGGCGTCGGCTTCCTTCTGCAGGATCTTCAGTTCTTCCATCGCCTTGATCATCTCAGGCGGCATTTGGTTCTGCTGCTCAGGCGGCGCCAAGAACTGCTCAGGGTTGCTCCAGCCCATCGCCTTCATGGCGGCGAGATCAATCGCCTGCGCATTATACATCGACGGGTTGCCCTGCTGCAGCTGCTTCAGCGCCATCACCTTCATGATGCGCTGCGTATGGCTGGCAGTATTGGGATCCGCCTGCGGGATCAATTCGCAGTCATCAAGCGCCGCAATAAACGTCGCCTCATCCCATGCAAGCGACGGGCGCCGGCACTTCATGTAGAAGCTTTCAGGATGCTCGCGGAAGCAGCGCACCAGAAGCTGAAACTCTTCAGCCTGCGCGGCATGAAGGCGCTTATGAACGCTGTTCATGATCTTCGTGGCCTGATCAATCAGCGCCAACGTCGTGCCGACAGGCGCATCGGCGCGGCCTTCGCCAACAGCAAGTTCAGCCGTTCCGCCAACGCGCTGGCCCGTCTCTACGACGTTCTGCACAAGCTGCATCATCGGAGCGCCGGGCTCCTTATACGGCAGCGGCATAATTGCCTGATTAATCGGAACGCCGCCCGTCTTCACAAGCGCGCCGCCGCCCGGAGGCACGCGGAAAATGTTTGTGTTTTGGCGGGCTCCCGTGTCGGCCATGAGGAAGCCGGGGAAGTTCGCATACATGCCGGCGTCAAGCATCTCGCGCCAAGCAGCCGTCACCGCATTCGTGGTATTACCCAGAATATGAAGTAGACCGATATCGTAAAAACCCATACCGGGAACAAAAGTAAATTTGACAAAATTCGTTC